ATCCTAGCCGATCTGGTGGACACTCTCTACGTAACTGGGGAAACATCTTAGGTTTCCCTAAGGGAGACCACGAGGACTGGACAAGGTTATCGCCTGAGATGATCGACTACTGCATCAGGGACACAGAAGTCACTGAGGCTGTGTACAAGCGTCTACAGGTGGAGCTAGACGGTTTTTCTCAGGAGTGTATTAACTTAGAGCACGAGGTTCAGTGGGCCATTCAGGAGCAGGAGCGTAACGGGTGGCTACTGGACCAACGCTTGTGTCACATTCTGTGTGCTAAGTTTAAGGAGCGTATGAATGATATTGAGGAAGAACTCCAGAATGTGTTCCCGCCGATTGTTGAGGAAAGGTGGTCTGAGAAGACAGGCAAACGCCTTAAGGATAAGGTTACGGTATTCAATCCCGGTAGTAGGCAACAGGTGGCAGAAAGACTTGAGGCTAAGGGTGCGGTATGGACGGAACTCACGCCTTCGGGTAGGCCGCAGGTGGACGAGAGGACACTTGAGGAGAACAAACATATACCGGAGGCACTTCTCGTCCTTGAGTACTTACTCTTGCAAAAGCGATACGCACAAGTCTCCTCGTGGCTAGAGCACGTACAAGAAGACGGCAGGGTACACGGTAGGGTAACGACTAACGGTGCTATCACAGGACGTATGACGCACCAGAACCCTAATATGGCTCAGGTACCATCAGTTAATTCTCAGTACGGCAAAGAGTGCAGAGATTGCTGGATTGTACCAGAGGGACGCAAGCTGGTGGGTGTTGACGCTAGTGGACTAGAGCTACGTATGTTAGCTCACTACATGGGAGATGAGGAGTTTACTAATGTCCTACTTAGAGAAGACATTCACACAAGAAACCAAATGGCTGCAGGACTGGAAACAAGACCTCAGGCTAAAACTTTCATCTATGCTTTTCTCTACGGAGCGGGAGACGCCAAGATCGGAAGTATCATCGGAGGAACTTCAAAAGATGGCTACAACCTTAAGCGGCGTTTTTTACGAAACACACCTGCTCTTGAAGACTTACGAGAACGAGTTGGAAAAGCTGCTGGGAAAGGCTATCTTGTCGGACTCGACGGAAGGAAACTCTGGGTCAGGTCAGAGCATAGTGCACTAAACACTTTACTACAGGCGGCTGGTGCAATCGTGATGAAGAAGGCCTTAGTGCTTCTAGACGACTACGCCAGTCAACACAAGATCGACTACAAGTTCATAGGAAACATACACGATGAAATACAATCGGAAGTGGTTACAGAGCAAGCAGAGAAGTACGGCTGGCTTGCAGTCGAGTGCCTCAAGGCGTCTGGTATATCATTCGACCTCAAGTGCCCCCTCGACGGAGAGTACAAGGTCGGAACAACATGGGCGGAGACACACTGAGGATATTTTTATGGACTCTTGCAATACTTGTGGTGTTGAACTCACAGAACAAAACTGGAATCCAAGCTGGAAAAAAGAGGGTAGGCTACAGTGTAAAGATTGCAACAACCCTAATCGAAAAAAACACAACCCTGCAAGAATGTGGGTAAACGGGAAATACATTTCCAAAAAGCACCCCTTGTTTAAACCCGGAAGCTACAAGACGTTTGAAGATGCTGCCTTCAGCAGTCTAGCGAAGTACGAACTTAGTCGTGAGGGTCAGGTGTACATCATCACTAACCCTAACTTCAGAGACTGGGTGAAAGTAGGAATGGCTGTAGACTCAGAGGACAGACTCAATGGCTATCAAACGTCTTCACCCTTCAGAGACTACGCGCTGTACAAGAGTTGGCCTGTGTCTGACCGTAGGTCTGCTGAATCAGAGGCACACACGTACCTAGAGAAGACCTTTGACCGTAAGGGTGAATGGTTTAAATGCACACCAGAGGAGGCAGAAGCTGCCATTGCTGGTCTAATGGAGTCACACAAATGAGTATACACACACTGATAGACGACATATACAAGGTAGTCGCATCTAAAGACGTACCCGAAGGTGTTGATCTAGAAGCTGAGGTAGAACGCTTTGGTGAAAACTGCAAGCGTCTTATGACTAACCTGTTCACAGAAGAACGTGACGGACGGAAGCTACGTATGTCTAACATAGGTAGAGACGACAGGTACCTCTGGAACGCAGTGAACAACCCTGACGTACAAGAAGAGATGACACCTAACACGTACGTCAAGTTTATGTACGGGCATCTGATTGAGGAGATGCTGTTGTTTCTCACTAGGCTATCAGGACACGAGGTTACCGATGAACAAAAGCAATGTGAAGTCGCAGGCATTAAAGGCTCTATGGACTGCAAAATTGACGGGATTGTCACTGACGTTAAGTCTGTTTCGTCTTATGGGTTTAGGAAATTCAAGGATGGCAGCCTCGCTCTGGATGATCCGTTTGGATATGTGGCTCAAATTAAAGGATATGCACACTCCGAAGGAGAAACAAAGTTCGGATGGTTAGCAATGGACAAACAGAACGGTCACTTGACGTACCTCATGTACGACTCAGAGGACACTCAGGCTCCCATCTACGACAAGATTTCTTACGACATAGAGGAGCACATTGAAAGAGTAAAAAAGCTCGTAGAGCAACCGGAAGCACCAGAGCACTGCCACGAGACCGTACCAGATGGCAAAAGTGGAAATCAAAAGCTCGCAGTCGGTTGTTCATATTGTCCTTACAAGCATACTTGCTGGCCCAACGTAAGAACATTCCTGTACTCAAGTGGGCCAAGATACTTAACAGAGGTGGTCAATGAACCGAAGGTCGCAGAAATCCAAGCTAGGTAGCTTTAGATCGGAGTTTGAAAAAGATGTCGCAACGCAGTTACAACCATTTGGCTTTAGCTACGAACCTTTCCAAGTGCCTTACGAGATACCACGTAAGTACACCCCAGACTTCGTGTACGAAGACAACAGAGGACGGGGCTACCTCATTGAGTGTAAAGGATACTTTAGAGCAGGAGATACGCAAAAGTATAAAGCGGTCTCTAAGTCACTACCGTGGACGCAAGAACTCATATTTGTGTTAATGAAGCCTAACCAAAAAGTGAGTAAAAGTACCAAACTTACTATGGCTGAATGGTGTGACAAACACGACATCCTATGGTATACTATAGACACACTAAAGGAGTTGGTTGATTATGTCTCTGACACTAGAAGAAATTAAGGAGCGTCTGTTGCGGTTCTACGATCCTGACGATCTTCTTGAATCCCTTCAGATTACTTCAGAAGAAATACTGGATAGGTTTGAGGACAAACTAATCAACAGACTAGAAAAGTTTGAAGATGACCTAGAGGAGGAAACCTATGAGTATTGATACAGCAAAGCCGGACGAGTGGGACAAGCTGTCTAAAACTACTTTTGGTAAGCTGTACCACCCTCAGGATAAGCACAACCCAGTGACGCAGCCTGACCACTACAACAGGGGAGCTATAGAGGCAATAGAAGCAATCAAGGCGTCTATGCACCCGCAGGAGTACAAGGGCTACCTCAAAGGCAACTGCTTGAAGTACCTGTGGAGGTACGAGTACAAAAACGGGATAGAGGACTTACGCAAGGCTAGGGTGTACCTAGAGTGGTTAATCAAAGAGGTGGCTTTATGAGTGCCATCTTTGATCTGGAACAACAGATGTTAGACTTCGCAAACGTGACTAAGGACATCGACCTAGTAACTAGATACTTCCTAGACTCATCAGAATGGAATGACCACATCAGCCCGAAGGCGACTGACGCTATGATCAACAAGTACTTTGCCATCAAGGAACTGTACGAGATCAAGTTTGATGAGGTGTGGGAAACCTTTGACCAAGTATGTAAGGAGTATCACAAGAGAGGTAAAAATGAAAGTAATTGACGGTAAGTTTGGAGCAAAAACAGAAGAGAAAGAAATAAACACGGCTGAGTTCTTGGCAGCTTTTGCTGAAAAGGCTAAGTTACAGGAAGAAGAAGGTAAGAAACCAAAGGTAGTTGTGGTCATGTACGAGGACGGTGAGATGTTCGAAGTAGCGTCCAACGAGCAGTACCCTGACGGGGTGTACATGCTACTACAGTTATCGGCACAAGCAATCATTAATGAAACACTAGGAGTAACAGAATAGATGGACGCATACCAACAATACATACACAAGTCACGTTACGCTAGGTACTTGCCTGAAGAACAGCGCAGGGAAACATGGGAAGAAACAGTCAACCGTTACGTTAACTACTGGGTAGACCGTGCTGACCTGAATGACTTTGAAGTGTCAGAGATATTCAAGTCAATACACGACCTAGACGTAATGCCTTCGATGCGAGCACTGATGACAGCAGGTGAAGCACTCGACCGTGACAACGTAGCTGGGTTTAACTGTAGCTACCTGCCTATAGATCATCCTAAGGCGTTTGACGAACTGATGTACGTCCTACTTTGTGGCACAGGCGTAGGCTTCAGTGTTGAACGGCAGTACATCTCTAAACTACCTGAAGTTGCAGAGGAGTTCCATGAAACAGACACAGTTATTAATGTTGCGGATTCAAAAATCGGATGGGCGAAATCGTTTAGGGAGTTGGTATCACTGTTGTACTCAGGTCAAGTTCCCAGATGGGACACAAGCAGAGTACGACCTGCAGGTTCCCCGCTCAAAACTTTCGGAGGTCGTGCAAGTGGTCCAGAACCTCTGCTTGACTTATTCAGATTCACAGTGGAACTCTTTCGGGAAGCTGCTGGAAGAAGACTTACGTCCATTGAATGTCACGATCTTTGCTGTAAGATCGCACAAATAGTGGTCGTAGGCGGGGTACGCAGGTCAGCGTTAATTAGCCTCAGCAACCTCACGGATGACCGCATACGGCGCTGCAAGTCTGGTCAGTGGTGGGTAGATAATCCCCAGCGTGGACTAGCGAACAACAGTGCGTGTTACACTGAGAAGCCTGACTTCCCAGCCTTTTTAGACGAGTGGAAAAGTTTATATGAGTCCTACTCAGGAGAACGAGGAGTGTTCAGCAGAGTTGCTAGTCAAAAGCAAGCTGCAAAGAACGGGCGCAGGGACAGTGAGTTCGATTTTGGAACCAACCCCTGCAGCGAGATAATCTTGAGGCCGTACCAATTTTGCAATCTATCGGAAGTTGTTGTCAGGTCAACCGATAGTCTCGCAGACCTCAAACGAAAGGTACGTGTTGCGGCTATCCTTGGAACTCTACAGGCTACGTTAACAGACTTCCGTTATCTGCGTAAGATCTGGAAGACTAACACGGAAGAAGAAGCGTTACTAGGCGTATCCTTGACGGGTATTATGGATCACCCTGTGCTATGCGGGAGGGAAGATAGTGCTAAACTTAAGAAGTGGCTTACGGCGATGCGTGAGGAAGCTATTGCAGTTAACAAAGAGTGGTCTCAACGCCTTGGCATCAATAGTTCCGCAGCCATTACTGCTGTTAAGCCGAGCGGTACTGTTAGCCAGCTTGTTGACTCTGCTAGCGGTATTCACCCTCGTTATGCTAATCAGTACATTAGACGAGTACGTGCAGACGCTCGTGACCCCCTCTGCTCCGTTCTAGAGGCCGCAGGAGTCCCTGTGGAGGACGATGTTATGTCAGCCAGTACCAAGGTATTCTCCTTCCCTATAGCGTCTCCTGAGGGCGCTGTGACAGCCTCAGAGATGGGTGCTATGGAGCAACTAGAACTGTGGGAGATCTATCAGGACTACTGGTGCGAGCACAAGCCTTCCATGACCTGCTACTACAGGGACGATGAGTTTCTGGAGGTGGGACAGTGGTTGTACAACAAGT